CTCTTTTATTGACGAACCTTTTGGGATAAATTTTGCATCTGCATCATCATATACCTTTTGTTTCAAACCCTCCTCCTGTTTAAGTAAAAGTAAATCTCTCTTTTTTTGAGGCTTTTCCTTTATCTTAATATCAGGCTCGGGTTTTCTACCAACCGGTATGGTTATGTTTAATACCATTACTTCTTAACTAAACTCCCACCAAAATATAGTCCAACAATAGCAGACATCAAGTGAGTATCTAGTGGTGTAATTACTAGACCTAAGAACTCTCTGTCTAATAGTATTTCTTTTTTATCTATTAAGAATAAGAATCCATTTGTAAATTCTGTCCATGTTAGAATAACTGGCACATCAAATAACACTGGCACTAATTTAGGCCAAGCTATAATAAAAAATACTGCAGTTAGTGCAATGATTCTTCGGGTCCATTGAAAACCTTTGTTATCATATGTTCTTGCACTTTCTATAGATTTCATTTGGAAGTTTGCTCTTTCCATAAGCATCTTCTGTTCTTCTTGTTTAGCTTTGATGCTTTGCCCCCAGATTGACATCATGCCCCCCAGTAGGCTAGAACCTAGCATTGTTATCATTTCAACTGGTAAACCACCCATTACATTTCCTCCTATTTTTTAAAATATTCCTAGTTTTTCCATTAGTTCTAATTCTTTTAATTCTTGTTTCGTAAACCCACCTCTTGCTTTTTGTTCTATAATTCCTTCAAGAATAGAGTCTGCTTTTCTTTTAATTTGTTTGTAAGAATCACCATCATTTTCTGAATATCCGTTTTCTATACCTAAATCCCACCACCATGGAGGAAGTTTAGTAACATCATAATCGAACTGTATTAATAATTCTGCACCAAGTGTAGACCAACTACTTTTATTTAATTTTTTTGCTGCTTTAGATTGTCTTAAATTATACATAAAAAGCATTTGTTTTGCTTCTCTGAGTGAACGCATAGCAAACTTTCTAGCTCTCCAGTCCTCATTTTCTCTAGTTATATTTCCTCTTAACTTTCTAATATAAACACCTTCGTTAGCAGGATTTTGAAACCAAGCTTCTATCCAACCATGATAAAATGTAGGAGCTAATGTTTTCCAAGAATCTCTAACATCTGATGGTGCAGGCAGTCTTATATCCAGTAAAGGTTCTCCTGTTAGTTCCTCAGACAACTTATAATTTAAATAGTAATTACCTAGTTTGCTAACAGACTTTATTATGTCAACTGCAAATTCTAAACTAGGAAATGTTATAAACTCTGTTGGGTCTGTGGAAGGAGCCTGTAGAGAATTACTTATGTCCATTTGCATTGCTGCAGAGGGCCCTCCAAATATAAAAACATCAGGTAGCCCTAATTCAATTAAGTGGCTACTAAGAGTTTTATAATCTGTTCCCACTACTTTATTAAGTAATTTTATTATGAAATCAACTCCCGTTACACCTACGATACCTTTTAGTCCTGCAAATATAGCTTGACTAGTTATAAAATTAGCCATTTGAGCAGGTCTACCTTTTACCACAGGTATTGGTGTTCTTTTCCCTCCTACTCTCAATAATCCTAATTTAGCTTTACCTATAGCTTCTACAGTCTGTGCGTAGTTGTTGTGAGCAAATGTTCTAAATAATCTTGCCGGTCTGGAGAATCCTCCTAAAGAGTTAAACATCATTGGGGCTTCTAAACCGTGATACTCTGTCATGTATTTATTTGCTAAATAAGGAGCTTGCTCTAGTATGGTTGAATCTTTAAATCCTAAAGTTTTCATATGCTGTCCAAATATATGTACAGCTTGCAGTCTTGTAAATTTTTCCATAAATCCTGCAGGGGCCACACCGC